CAGACGTTTTGCATCTATGGCTGATATGAAAGTTGGTGAGATGCAGGGTAACGCACCTGTAGGTACAACTATGGCTATTATGGAACGTGGCACCAAGGTTATGTCTGCCATACATAAACGTCTGCATTATTCTCAAAAAGTTGAATTTAAAATTCTGGCAAGAATATTTGCAATGGGTGCGCCAATGTATCCTTATCAGGTGCCAGGTGCGCCACCTGAAATAAAGCAAACTGACTTTGATCAAAGAATAGATGTGTTGCCTGTTTCAGATCCAAATATATTTTCTATGTCACAACGTATTGCTTTGGCACAAACACAATTGCAATTAGCACAAAGTAATCCAGATATACACGGACCTAATGGTATGTATCAAGCCTATAGAAAAATGTATGAGGCTTTAGGCGTAACAAATATAGATGCCATATTACAACCACCTCCACAACCAATGCCTATGAATCCAGCAAAAGAAAATCAAGAGGCACTAAGAGGTGGAAGATTACAGGCATTTCCTGAACAAAATCATCAGGCACATATATCTGCACATAATGCCATGATAGCTACACCTATTGCTCAATCAAATGCAGCGATAGTTATGACATTGCAAGGACACATATCAGAACACATTGCCATGATGTCTGAGATACAAGCTCAACAAGAAGTTACTGCCAATATACCACCAGAACAACAAATGATGATGCAACAAGATCCGAATGCTATGAAACAGGTACAAGATCAAATAACATCTAGGGCTGCTGAAATCTCAAGTGAGATAAGTGAGCAATATGCACAATCAATAACTCCACCACCTTCTGAAGATCCTCTTGTATCTATCAGAAAACAAGAGTTAGCAATAAGAGGACAAGAGGTGAGTCAAAGACAACAGCAATTTGAAGTTGAACAACAATTTAAGAAAGAAAAAGAAAGAAATGATGTTCTTCTTGATCAACAAAGACTTGATCAACAAGAAGAGATTGCAAATCAAAATGATCAGACAAAGAGAGACATAGCATCTCTAAAAGAAATGAAAGGATAAGTTATGGTTAGTTCAGTTCGTGCAGGTATGATTGCACAAGAAAAACAAAAGAAGATACAAAGAAGAATATTAAAGCAAATAAAAGATGACATGGATTCCTCTTTTATTTCCGTAGATAGCTTCAACAATAAAAATCAAAAACGTGAAGAAGAGGTTAAAAATGCCGTTGAAGAGAGGATCGAGCCAGAAGACAATCAGCAAGAACATACGCAAGTTGAAGAAAGAGAAGTACCCACAGAAACAAGCGATAGCGATAGCATTGTCGAAAGCGGGAAAGTCAAAGCCGAAATCAAAAAAACGACAAAAAAAGGCAGACCAAAAAAAGCCACTAAAAAAGAGTAGTGGTGGTATGATAAAAAAGTTTTCACCAATAGCCAGACCACAAAGGTTCCAAGGCGTTTTATAATGGAGTTCCAAGATAGATCCAGTAACAATATCCGTAGCCGTAGGCGTAGCATCAAAAGCCTTTGACGCAATAAAAAAAGGTTTCGCAGTGGGACGAGATATTGAACAAATGTCTGGAGATATTGGACGATGGATGGGAGCTGTGTCGGATGTTGACAATGCTGAAAAACAAGCTAAAAACCCTCCCCTGTTTGGCAAATTGTTTAAAGCTGGATCTATTGAAGAAGCAGCTCTCGCTGCTTTTGCAGCCAAGAAGAAGCTTGAGGAACAAAGATACGAACTCAAGACATTTCTAAATCTTACACACGGACCTGGTGCTTACGAAGAACTTTTGGCTATGGAAGGACAGATAAGAAAACAAAGACAAGAGACAGTTTACAAGCAACAGCAGATGAGGAGACAAATTGGTGAAGCTGTCACATGGTTAATTGTTGCACTATGTGTTGGTGGATTTGCTTTGTTACTTGCATCCGTATGGGCTGAAAGAGCAAAAGCTGACGGCTATATCTATAAGCCAAAAGAATACACAAGAGAACAAAAAATATGGCAAGGTAAAATTAAAAAAAAAAGTATACAACTTGTAGATTAAAAAAAAGGATAAAATCAAAGACTGGTATGATGGCTTGTATTTACATAGGTAATAATCAGACATATGAGATGATGATTGAAAGTTGGTGTCCACGCCAATACAAATGTGTTTATAATCCGTGGGGAAAAGAACCAAATATAGACGATGTGATTAACTCTTTAAACAATGCAGTGAAAAATAAATGACACAAAAAAAATTACAAAAAAATTCTATACTGAATGAATACGACCTTGACGGAGACGATACGATTACTGACGAGGAGCTTCAAAGAGCTAAAGAGATCAAGGAGACAGAAACAAAACTTAGAAAAAATCTAGCACAACTACGTATGGCAAGATACACACTAATTGGTATGGGCGTGTTTACACTTGCTATGTTTGTAATCCCTATTCCTAGAGTAGAGGCTCTAGCTGAAATTAGCTCACTTTTTTACATTTCAGGTGCTGGCATAGTCGGTACGTACATGGGTACGTCAGCCTATATGCAAAAGAATGGTAAATAGATGACAAAAAAAGATCCTAAAAAAGGAACTGGCAAAAAGCCTAAAGGCACTGGTAGACGTTTATACACCGATGAGAACCCTAAAGACACAGTAAGAATAAAATTTGCAACACCTGCTGATGCAAGAGCAACTGTTATAAAAGTTAAGAAAATTAAAAAACCTTATGCTCGTAAAATTCAAATATTAACAGTAATGGAGCAGAGAGCAAAAGTAATGAAAAAAACAGAAGTTGTAAAAATAGCCAAGTCTGCAAAAGAAGCTTTAAAACGTGCTAGGAAAACATGACTGTCTTCATGCTCATGTGCTATTTAAATGATGTCTTTAATGGTGGAATCTATTTTAAAAATGTAAATGATTGCTTGTATTATGCAGAAAAACTTAGTAATCAAGAAATCAATGTGCCGATAAAAGTTGAAAAGTATGAGTGTATGTGTAAACTCATACCAAATATTGATGATAAAAAAGTGAAAGTATATTAGGAGGTAGCCATTTTACAAGCACTTATAGGTCCTGTCACGGGACTCCTTGATAAATTTATTCCCGATGCAGATGAAAAAGCTAGAATCGCTCACGAGTTAGCTACCATGTCTGAGAAACACGCTCAACAGCTTGCACTTTCTCAAATAGAAGTAAACAAAGCTGAAGCAGCCAGTGGTTCTATATTTAAAGGCGGCTGGCGACCAGCAGTTGGGTGGGTCTGTGCGATTGCTTTTGCATATCATTTTATACTTAAAGATTTAATTATATTTGGTGCATCGTTTGCAGGTGCAGAATTACCAGAGCTTCCTGAATTTGATATGGGTACACTTTTAACTGTTCTCGGTGGAATGCTCGGAATTGGCGGCTTGAGAACATATGAAAAGCAAAAAGGTTTAACAAAATAACACAAGATTTATTTAGACACTTGAGGATACATTGCAAAAAAATGAAAAAGAAAAAAAAAGAGGTTGCTATTTGTTGGATACACAAAGTTGCTATGAAAGAAATAACGTGTGAAGAGCCAATACCAGAATATGGAATTTACACTTACAAAGAATACAAATGCCCTATGTGTCTTACAACATTAAGGGAGAGTGATAATGGATGGCGTTAAATTAGCTGAACATTTGTATAAGAACATACGTCAAAGAAAAGAGCAATTAAGCGAATCTTTGGCTGATGGAGCGATAGGATCTATGGAAGACTATCGAGCAATAACAGGTGAAATACGAGGTCTAACCTGGATTGAAGAAGAACTAAGAACCTCGATGAAAGGTATAGACGATGACTAAAAAGTTATATGTGCCAGATCGGATAATGGCACAAAGAGCAAAACCAGTAAATCCGACTCCTAAAGCTATATCAAAAGCTTTTGATCAAAAAGAAGAAGCAGTAGAAAATTCTAAAGATCCATCAAAATTAGATGTATCAGTTTTAGAAAGATTACCTCAACCAACAGGATATAGAATACTTGTTATCCCTTATTATTTGTCAGAGAAGACAAAGGGAGGAATAATTATTCCTGATGCAACTAGAGATCGTGAGTCTTTTGCAACAGTCGTAGCTTATGTTGTTAAGCTAGGTGCTGATGCTTATAAAGATTCTGATAAATTCCCAAATGGAGCATACTGTTCTGAGAAAAACTGGGTGCTTATGGGTAGATATGCTGGAAATAGGTTTAAAGTGGATGGTCTTGAGCTAAGAATCATAAATGACGATAATATTATAGCTACAATACTTGACCCAGCAGATATTTCTTATGTATAGTGGAGGTAATGATGAATGAAGTACAACAAACTCAAAATGAAGAAGTCTCAAACGAGAATGAATTTGTAGTGGAGCTTGATGAAAATCAACAACCATCGGCAAAAGAATCTCAATCTGAAAACAAAGAACAAACAATTGTTCGTAGTGAAGAAACTGACGAGCTTGATTCTTACAGTGAAAAAGTACAAAAAAGAATTGATGCTCTTACTGCAAAAAGAAAAGCAGCAGAAGATGATGCGAACAATGCTATTTCATATGGCAAGCAGGTTGAAGAAGAAAACCAAAAACTTAGAAAACAGCTTGAAACATATACAAATGGCTACACCAATGAATTTGACACTAGAGTTAATTCACAAGAAGCTCAAGTTAAGCAATTACTAAAGGAGGCTATTGATGCTCAAGATGCTGAAAAAATTGCTGAAGCAACCACTGCTCTTTCTCAAGTCAATATTGAAAAAGAAAGACTTAGAGTCCTTAAGCAAAACAGAGAGCAACAACAAGCAACTCAAGCAAATGAGAGACAAAGCAGTCAAAAACAAGAAACCAAAAAAACCAGCATCGAGGACAATCCAAAAATAAAAGCATGGATAGCAAAAAACCCTTGGTATGGCAAAGATGATGAGATTGAGAAAAATTTAGCTCTAATGTTAGCTGACAAAAAAGTAAGTGCTATGGGATACGAAGCCACAGAAGACAGCTACTATGAAGAAATAGATAAGGAAATGGCTAAATTGTTTCCAAACGATCAGAGCAATAGTTCTAACGTCCAAACTGTTGCACCTGTAAATGGCAGAGCTTCTGTCAAATCTGGACGAAAACAGAGAGTGGTCTTAACCGAAAGTGAAAGACGAACTGCTGATAGACTTGGTGTGCCATATGAAAAATATGCACAGCAAAAATTAAAACTGCAAAAAGGAGCATAAGATGGCTGATAGATCAAATCGAGAGTCTGCTACTCGTGAAAAACAGGAAAGAAAAACTGATTGGAAGCCACCATCAACCCTTGATGCACCCGAAGCTCCTGTTGGGTATAAACACAGGTGGATAAGAGAACGTGTAATGGACTATGATGATAAATCAAATGTCTTTAAACGAAGACGAGAAGGATACGAATTAGTACGTGCAGATGAATATCCTGACTTTGAAACCCCAACTATCGATGAAGGTAAAAATGCTGGAGTAATCGGTCAGGGAGGTTTATTATTAGCACGAATACCAGAAGAAGTTGCTGAAAGTAGGGATGAATATTTCCGTAAAAAAACTTCAAATCAGATGGCAGTTTATGATCAAGAGTTGGCGAGCCAACCTGAATCTTCTGCTGGAAGGATCTTAAAGCCAGAAAGAAAATCTCAAGTTCGATTTGGTGGCAAGAAAAGTGATAACTAGTAATTTTTAAGGAGACTTAAATGGCAAATCAAGATGCTGCTTTCGGTATGCGTCCTTTAAAAATGATAGGTGGACAAGCCTTTCATGGTGGACAAAGCCGATATAGAATCGCTGCCAATTACGGAACAGCTATCTTTCAAGGTGACATGGTTGCCCAAGTCACTGGTGGTACTGTTGAAGTACACGCAGATGGTGGGACTGTTCCAATAGTTGGAGTGTTCAATGGTTGTAGGTTTACAGACCCAACCACGAAGAAGGAAACTTTTTCTAACTTTTATCCTGCAAGCACAAATGCTTCCGACATTGAAGCTTTTATTATAGATGATCCAAATGTTATCTATGAGATTCAATGTGACGCTGCATTTCCAATTGCAGATTTATTTGGTAACTTTGACATCGTATATACAAGTGCAGGTTCAACTGTGACTGGTATATCAGGTGCAGAGTTGGATGTAACAACAGGTGCAACAACCGCTGGTTTACCGATCAAAGCGATAGATATATCACAAGATCCAGAAAATAGCGATGTTGGTTCCGATGCCACCAATGTTCAAGTAGTTATTCAAAATAGCATATTTGGACAAAAAGGTGCAGGATTAGCGTAAGGGAGATTAGATTATGGCTATATCAAGAGCGCAACTCGTTAAAGAGTTAGAACCTGGTCTTAACGCTTTATTCGGCATGGAATATGATCGTTATGACAATCAGCACGCTGAAATTTATGAGACAGAGACTTCAGATCGAGCTTTCGAAGAAGAAGTAATGTTAAGTGGATTTGGGAATGCACAAACTAAGTCAGAAGGTGCTGGTGTTGCCTTTGATGATGCAAACGAAGTGTATACTTCACGTTATACAATGGAAACAATTTCATTGGCTTTTGCTTTAACAGAAGAAGCAATGGAAGACAACTTGTATGACCAACTTGGAAGAAGATATACAAGAGCATTAGCAAGATCAATGTCACACACAAAGCAGGTAAAAGCTGCCGCAACACTTAATAATGCTTTTAGTTCAAGCTTTACAGGTGGTGATGGTAAAGAGCTTTGTGCAACAGACCACCCATTAGGTGGTGGTGGAACATTTTCTAATGAACCATCAACTGCAGCAGACCTTAATGAAACATCATTAGAGAATGCTTTAATTGACATTTCAAACTTTGTCGATGAAAGAAATATGATTGTAGCATTAAGAGGAACGAAATTAATCATTCCACCTGCACTACAGTTCGTTGCAGACAGACTTCTGGAGTCAACATTAAGACCAAGTACATCTGACAATGATGTAAACGCAATTAAAAACATGGGTATGTTACCAGAGGGTTATACTATTAACCACTTCTTAACAGACACAGATGCGTTCTTCATTAAGACAGATGCACCTAATGGTTTTAAATACTTTGAAAGAACACCATTGAGTACAAGTATGGAAGCCGATTTCGATACTGGTAACATGAGATACAAAGCTAGAGAGCGTTATGCCTTTGGTTTTTCAGATCCAAGATGTGTGTTCGGATCACCAGGCGCATAAGCGAACAATTGTTCGTTTTTATCAAAGGGGTCTTTGCAGACCCCTTTTTTTTATGTATACTAAAATCACCTTGACGAAGATTAACTTCGACATTGCCAATACAAGGAGATTTAAATGGCTAATACAACCTTTTCGAGTACCATTCGATCTAAGGATGGATTCAAAGTAATCAACGAAAACAGCACTACTGGTGCTATTACAGAAACTGGTTTTTCAGTTAATTCAACTGGACAACTTATTTCATTAGGAACAAGAAAAATTCAAACATTTGCAATAAGTTTAGCTGATACTAATGCAGCAGACACAACTTATGGAGACGATGATGTTCTTGTAGAATTAGGTGCTTTAAATGCAGATCATCCAGATGCTTTGGTTACTGCATCTAAGTTTTTTATTCATAAAGTAGTAATTGGAATTACAACTGCTGCAGCTAGTGATGCTAACTCAATAGCTAATTTACAGTTAAGTGCTACATCTGGTACTGCGACTAATAGTGCAATATCATCAGGCACAGAGATTGTTGGAGCAGGTGTCGCATCATTTAATCCAAGAATATCAGCAACCGATTCAGTAACAGAAATAGATATTGATTTAGATGCAACTGCTGGAACATTTCATGTATTCGAGCCAAATATAAGTGCAGCCATAGCAAGTAACAATCTTTACTTATGTGCAGGTGACGCTTGTGATACAGCATTGACAGCATTTAGAGCAACTTTGGAAATTGAATATTCCGTTTACTAATAGGAGAGTAATATGGCAGATGCAGTTACCTCTCAAACTCTTGTTGATGGAAAGCACATTGCTGTACTTAAATTTACTAATGTTTCAGACGGATCAGGTGAGAGTGCAGTAAAAAAAGTTGATGTATCAGCTTTAGCTACAAATCAACGTGGTGCAAGTTGCACACGAGCTACCATAGAAAAAATATGGTGGCAGTGTAATGGTATGAAAGTTCAAGTGTTGTTTGATGCTTCTACTGATGTTTTGTGTATTGAACTTGGTGAAAATCAAAGTGGTCACCATGATTATACAAGTTTCGGTGGATTAACTAATAATGCTGGTTCTGGTGTTACTGGTGACATTATGTTTACGACAGTAGGACATTCTTCAGCAGACACTTATACAATTACCATGCAAGTCAGAAAGAGTTATGAGTAATGCCTAGGAAGGCTAGTAAAAACCCTCCTAAGACAAAAAAATATTTCCGTTCCACAAAGAGTGGAGCGGGAATGACCAAGGCTGGTGTTGCTCGTTACAGACGTGAAAATCCAGGCAGTAAACTTAAAACTGCTGTTACTGGTAAAGTAAAGGCTGGTAGTAAATCAGCTAAGAGAAGAAAGTCTTTTTGTGCTAGATCGGCAGGTCAAATGAAAAAGTTTCCAAAGGCTGCTAAGAATCCTAATAGTAGGTTAAGACAAGCAAGAAGAAGGTGGAAGTGTTAATGACGGCTAAAGAGGTTTTAAAATTACTTGAGAAGCATGAAGATTCATGTGACAAAAGATATGCAGAAATACAGGACAAATTAAAAGCACTAGACACAAGAATTTGGGGTGTCTATGGCGTTATTATAATTGTAGCTGTGTTAGAAAAGGTTTTTTAAATGGTTATGGGTAGGGCGCAGATGAGTCAACAAGTCTCAAAGCCACCATATAAAAAGAAGAAGAAAAAGAAAAAAATAGTAAAGGTTAAAAAAAATGCCAAAAGACGCTTGTTATCATAAAGTAAAAGCTCGCTACAGAGTTTTCCCTTCCGCGTACGCTTCAGGAGCCATTGCAAAATGTCGTAAGGTTGGTGCAGCCAACTACGGAACTGGTGGCAAAAAAAAGAAAGCCAAAAAGAAGGCAGAGGGTGGTGTCATTGAGCTTAGATTAGGTGGCAATGTTCCAAAAAGACCTCGTAAAAGAAAGACTAAAAATCCAAACATTGCACGAGGTTGTGGTGTTGTTATGAACAATAGAAGAAAAGTAACAAAGTTTAGATAATGGCTGTTCGTAAAACAAAAGCAGGTCTTGCACTGAAAAGATGGTTCAAAGAAGATTGGAAGGATCAGAGAACTGGTAAGGCTTGTGGAAGACAAAAAGGAGAGAAAAGAGGTACTCCTTATTGCAGACCATCTAAAAGAATATCCAGTAAAACTCCTAAGACTGGATCAGAAATGTCAGCTTCTGAAAAAAGAAAACGAATAGCACAGAAGAAAAGATTAGGACAACCAGCAGGTAAGCCAAGAAGAGTACAGGCAGTAAGGCGTAAAAAGAAAAAATGAGTTTAGAGCAAAAAATTTGTAAAGAAATTAAAGCTTGGTCTAAATATGCCTTGGAAGTTCCCAATGAAAATTATAATAATCTGCCATCATGTCCGTATGCAAAGGCAGCATGGAAAAATAACAAAGTTGGTTTTGCCTTAAAGACTACGAACAATTATGACATTGTTTATTGTTTGATAAATAATTTTAACGATTCAAAAGAACTAATAATAGTTATTGATTTATGTTCTGAAAACAATGAAATATTTCACAATAATCTCACAAATTTAAATGAATTAATACATCAAAACGAATTTAACCAACAAGATATTTGGTTAATGGGATTCCATCCTGACGATGATGTAAATGAGTTAATAGATGATGGCTCATTTGATGAAATTGTCAGCGAGGAATATTCTTTGATATTCGTACAAAGACTAAGTAAACTTCAAGAAAGTGCAAATAAATTGAAGAAACTTGGATATTATGATAATTATTATAGTATGTACAATGTTGAAGACATCTATGAGCAACGTGAAAACTTTTACAGGAGACTAAAATGGCAATGAGTCCAAGAAAAATGATGGCTATGTCAAAAGACATGGCTAAAGCTGCTAAAATGATGATGGGTGGTGAAGCAAAGCCTAAAAAAATGAGAGGTGGCGGCATGGCTATGAAACCTAAAAAGATGCGTGGTGGTGGCATGGCTAAGAAAATGAAAAAAGGTGGTAAAGCCTAATGGCGTTGTCAAGCTCAACTAACTTTGAATTAGATGTAGCAGAATATATAGAAGAAGCTTTTGAGCGATGCGGCTTAGAAGCTAGGACTGGTTATGATCTGCAAACTGCAAGACGTTCAATGAACATTATGTTGGCAGAGTGGGCTAATCGTGGTCTTAATCAATGGACTATTGAACAAAAGACTCAAGCCCTTACAGCATCTGATTCAGAGTATAGTTTGGGTACTGATATAATTGATATATTATCTGCTGTTGTTAGAAGAAGTGGTACAGATTTTAGTATGAGTAGAATATCAAGAGATACATATACTAATATACCTGTTAAAACTACAACTGGAAGACCTACTCAATATTTTTTAGATAGGCAAATTACACCTAATCTTAAAATATATCCTGCTCCAGAAAATAGCACTGATGTAATCATTTACGATGCTTTGACACGTATACAAGATGCCGACACACAAATTAACACAATGGAGATACCTTTTAGGTTCTACCCTTGTCTTACAGCAGGACTAGCTTATTATATAGCTATGAAAAAAGCACCAGATAGAATACAATTATTAAAAACAGTTTATGAAGAAGAATTTGAAAGGGCAATGGGCGAAGATAGAGATAGATCATCTTTTACAGTATCACCACAGTTATCATTTTATAAGGTTGGATAATGGCTTT